TATGAAGAAGATTGAAGATTTAGTAGATGACATCTATGAGGTACTTGCAACTAGCAGTGCAGCTGAAGGTGTAGATGTGGATAAGATTGTGGATAACTTCGGTGAGAGTATGAAGAATATCCTTAAGAATCAGGTACTTACGAAGCATGATGATGAAGGTAAGTTACGGATGAGTAGTATAGGTAAGCAAGATAGATACCTGTGGTACAGACATAGACAATACAGCCATGAGTCGATGACACCATCAACTCTAATGAAGTTCTTATACGGTCACGCGACTGAAGAACTTGTACTTGCTTTAGCTAAGTTAGCTGGACACGAGGTTACTCATCAGCAACATAAGGCTGAGGTTAACGGAGTCAAAGGTTCAATGGACTGTGTTATTGATGGGATGTTGATTGATGTTAAGACAGCATCAAGCTTTGGCTTTAAGAAGTTCAAAGAAGGGAACATACGTAATGATGACCCCTTTGGTTATATCGACCAGTTACGAGGCTATGCTGAATCACTAGGACATGATGAAGGTGGTTGGTTAGTTATTGATAAAGCAGCAGGACATCTATGTACTCACTTCGAGAGCTTTAAATACGATGAACCTATTACTGAGAGGATTGATTACTTGAAGTGTATGGTTGAAGATGACCAGATACCAGAGCAATGCTACGAGTTAGTACCTGAAGGTAAGTCAGGAAACATGAAGTTAGCTATGCCTTGTAGTTACTGTATGTATAAGCAGCATTGTTTCCCAGATGTTAAGGTGTTCGCTTACTCAACTGGACCTAGGTTCTTAGCTGTAGTAGAGAACTATCCTAAGGTACCTGAGATTTACGACTACTTTGAGGATAAATAGAGTATAGTAAAAGCTTTCGGGGGAGAATAAAATGAAAGTAGTATTTGATATAGCACCAGTAGTAGCATCCAGACCTAGAGTAACTAGGTGGAGTACCTTCTTTCCTAAGAAGTATTCCCAATTCAAGCTGGATATGACTGAGCTAACTAAGGATATTACTTTCACCCCAACTGATTCGCTCTTATATTCCCAAATCACCTTCTTTGTAGCTATGCCTAAGTCATGGTCTAAGAAGAAGAAGCTTGATAGAGGTGGTAAGTTCTGCGATAACAATGCTGACATAGATAACTATTGTAAAGCTATCCTAGACTCACTTGAAGGCGTGTACTTTGAGAATGATAAACAGATAGTAATGATAAGAGCTATGAAGTATTACTCTCATAATCCCCGAATTGAATACCAACAAACGGAGATTAAGAATGACTAAACAAGAAGCTTGCGAAGCATTAGCTGAAGATTACGCAGACAAAGTAGCCTTATCTGGAGGCAACTATGATGATGCTTATAAACATTACCTAGAACGCTGTAAGAAGCGGAACGAGAAAGACCTACTGTCTCAATACAAGGCAGCAGGTCTGGATTCGTCTGGGTTTAAGTTCTAGTTAAGGGTTCTCGTAAGGTTTAATGAACTGCCTAAAGTACCTTTTATCATTATCTACTGTCTTATAATCAGGGTGGGCAGGGTCTTTATATGAATCAGGACCCCATCTCCATAACTTAATTAAGTTCTCTACTGGGCGGTCTGTATCTTTAACCTGCTCCCAATGGTCTCTAATAAGAATATCTGCCATCTTACGATAGTTAGCCTTATCTGCATCAGTAGTTAAATGACCTGAGCCTCCATAATCGTAAGTAGAGTCAAAGTCAGTTAAGTTACCTTCTTCATTTCCATGATAATTAAACTTATCTCCTTGTGCTTGGAACATATCTACCCAAGCCTCAACAGATGTACCTTTAAATAAACCTTTAGCTTCGGAGCCATCTACTAGTCCCTTAGTAATCTGAACAGGACCATAAGCTGTACTACCTCCAGGGGCATTCCTAACCATAGTCCTTATCCAGGGGTCATTTAAACCTTCAGTCTCTGCTTTTTTAAAAGAGTCATAGAACTTATCAAACATTCCCATTAGCCGCAAAGTCCTTTTAGCTTACTAAGTAGTGCAGTTGATTGCTCTGCATCAAGACCTGAGTTCATCATAGCACTCTTCATCATGTCAGTTCTAGAACCCTCATCCATAGGCTTCTTAGATAACATACCACCTACTTCTTCATCGAGACTTACAGTCATGCCTTTCTTTGCATTGAAGGCGGTTTGTGCATTATCACTCATCTCAGCAATGTCTTCAGCTTTAATAGAGTTAAACATATCCTCAGACATAGAGTCAAAGTTAACAGTCCAATTCTCTACTGAGTCTTCTTCAGCGATAGCCATTTCAGCCTCGACCTCAGCACCTACATCAGCCATGTCAATCTTCTTTAAACGTGAAGCTCTATCTTCAGCACGAGCCTCAGCTTCCGCTAACGCTTCAGGTGTTTTCCTTGACTCAATATCGGACATAACATCTTCAATTAGAACTTGGTCATCTGCAGTGGTTTTCTCATCACCTTTAACTTCAACAGGACGCATAGACCCTATAGTGTCAGGTCTTAATGTACCGTCACTATCTCTATTACCTGTAAGACCTCTAGCTTGAACACCAATCTCTTGTCCGTCAGCATAGATAAGGTTATCCTCTTCGTCATAGACTTCCATCTTATCCATGTCTGCAAGGAACTCTTGCTCAGTCTTAGGCTTTTCAACGTATGACTTAGAGTCGCCAGTCCAATCACTAGGAGCTTCATCAGGATTCTTCTTGAAGTAAGAAGCCCATCTATCAACACCGAACTCAGTACCACCCTCATCAGTAGTAGGTCCAGTATTGTATAAATTACCTTCTGCTACAGCTGTTAGAAAGCGTTGTCTGTTTAACTCTTTTAATTGTCTCGCGGTTAATAAAGAACCGTCTCTGCCTCTTGCCATGTTATTTCTCCGTTGTTATTCTGGTTTACCGTATTGAGGGAATCCGAAGAAACCCGTAAATGTTCGTTCAAATCGTTCTTGCCACTCTAAATCATCTTGCATTAAAGGTTTAGCTACAATAGGGACCATCTTACCTAATACCCATTTACCGTAGTGTGCTTCTCCAGAGTTCATATCAACGATACTAGGTCCCATTGGGAAGCCCTTCTTCATTGAGAACCACTGTTTATTAAACATACCTTCCATTATAGTTTTAGGGACAATAGAAGCCTTGTTCATTAATGTATGTTGAGGATGTTGTACCCAATGAATAGGCTCAGCAATCTGTTTAGAGATAACCATTGATTCACCACCACCTAGATTTAACTTACCTGAAGTATCACCACCCCAGAACTCACCTAACCCTGCCATAGTAGGTTCCTCATCTGAGAATAACTCAGACATCATCCACCACATACCAGAAGTATAGAAGCCAGCTCTAGCTGCATAAGCTGCATACATATTCCAAGCTTGAACTACATCTTGAGCCTCTTTAGACTTCCAGTCACCTTTTAAAACCCTATGAGCTAAAGCTTTAGATACTTCAGGTAGTCCTGTAAATGTCTTACCTACAATTCTAATGTTAGAGATAGTCCAGTCAGGTGCGAATAAGCCAAGGTTTAACCATCTACGTTTATTAGCAGGTAAGACTTGAGCTACTTTAGTAGCAATCTTAGACCTTAGCGTACCTGGGTTACGATAAGAGTAGTTATATAACCTAGTAGCAAAGTCATTCCAATCTAAAGAACCAAAGGCATCATTAGCAAACTCAGCTGCCTTCTTACCAGAGGTGACATCATCCATACCTTTAGACATTAACTTCTCTTTATGTTTAAGATAAGCAGCTAGTTTGTACCTATCATGTAAGTACTCCCAAGTTACCTTATCAATAACACCAAAGGCTTTCTTACCTTGAACACCTACACCGCCTAGTTTATCTAAGAAGTCATCTAACTCAAGCTTACCAGGGTTTACCAACTCTTGTCTTTTCACATTAACAATCTGTAGTCCATCCCTGATAGCTGACATAGAAGCTTCTTTAAATTGACCTGAACCTAATTCAAAGTCCTGCCATGAGTGTTGAGAGTTTAACTTACCTTTACCAAACATACCTCGAACAGCACCTACTAAACCTAATGAATAGATACTAGACATAAACAAAGCCTGACTGTGGAACAGTGAACCAAAGACAAAGACACGTTTAAGAGAGTTATTTAATGAGAGTAGTCCTTCCTTGAAGTCATTAAAGCCGCCTTCTCTTGATACTTCAAAGTGGTCATTAAGGATACTCTTAACATTAGTATGTACCTTGTAACCTTCTAAAGCAGGATGGTCAAACTCAGAGTAATGAAGTTGCTCTTCTCGGGATAACCTACCGCCTTCTTTAAACTTAGTAAACTCTTCTGTAGTGAACATAGCAGGTAAAGGCTTATCCCGTGTACCTAGGTCTAGTTGTTTAAACTCATTTAACAGCTTTCTATTATGAATAGTCCTAGCCATAGCTTGGGTATAGATAGATAGAATCTGAGCAGGGTCATCTACAACAGCATACCCTTTAGCTTTAAGGTCATCAATAGTACCTATAATCTTTCTAGGAATGTTATGTACTGTACTAGAAGAACCTAATATCTTAATCTTATCAGCCTCAGCTTTGATTAATACTTCCTTCTCTTTATTAGTTAAAGGTCTAACAGAACCGTCAGGGTTAACTTTACCTCTAATAATATGAGAAGCGTAGTTAGCTACTAGCTGTAATCCTGATTGCTTACGATTAGAAGGCTTAAATAAACCTACACTAGCACCTTGTCTAGCTAAGAAGTTATGCCAATCACGCCATTGCTTAACTAACGCTATCTCTTCTTTAGTTTTAAATCTACCTTTAGGATTCTCCACCTCATCTAAGAACTTAAGACCTTTATCACCAGGGAACTTAGCTGTAATAGCATCACCTAAGTCTTGACCTATAGTCTCTAAGCCTTTAGCGTAAACAGAGAAGCCTTCATGTGCCTTAGCTGCTTGTAATCTAGCCTTAGCTACTTCCTGAGGAATCTTAATCTCAGTTAACTTCCTGTAAGCTTTAGGACCGCCAAGGACTGCCGCGACACCTAAGGCTGCCATATAAGGAGCATCACCACCTTCAGTTAAAGCATAACCAGCCGTAGCTGCGCCTAACATAGCTTTACCTTTATGGTCTTCTAATATCTTAACTACCTTAGAAGGTACTTCTACATCAGGGACTAATTCTTCCTGAGCTAAAGCTTTACGTTGAGCTTCATATTCAGGTGGTAGATAATCATTCATCTCCCTAGACGCTAGAACTTCTGACTTATCAGCTGAAGACTTTAAGCTCTCTCTATATTCTCTATCAACTTCATTAAAAGCCATCTGATTAGCTTCTACTTCTTTATTAAAAGAGCCAGGTCTAGTGCCGTCTTGTGGAGAAGCCGTGTATGACCTCCCTTCTTTATTCTGTATAACATGAGCCTTCTCATGGGCTAATTGAAATACATCGTAACTTTCCTTATTCTTAAGGAAGTTTAACTGACGAGGAGTAGCATTAGCTAAGACCCCTCCTGGAGAAGTATGTTTATTAAAGTCTCTCATCAAGCGGTCGAAGGTCTCTTCAGTCTCTTTCTTACCCCAGATGATAGTGGGTTTACCTTCAGTATCAGCACGTACAAAAGCACCTTTACCTTCTTTACCTTTTAAGTTGAACCCTGCTTTAGCGGCTTGCTCTCTAGATAAGATAGTGTAATCATTAGCTGTTAACTGAGGGAATATACGAGTATCGTGTTCATCCATAATAGACTTAGAAAAGTCAGCAGCCTCTTGCTCATCTTTACTGGATATAGTACTATCCATAAACTCTTGAACATCTAACTTCTCAGCACCTGATTCATAGTTAGCTTGCTTAGCTACTTTCTCACCTGCTTTAACAGTGGTCTCAGGTATTAAACCTTTAGCAAAGACACCCATACCAGCAAGTAAACCAAAGGTAGCTCCAAAGGCAGCACCTGCTTGAGTGTCATCAGCTTTAACAAGACCTTCATTAAGAGCAGAGTAGGAAGCCTCATAACCAGCGCCACCTAAAGAACCTGCAACTACAGGAGTAGCTATCTTAGTAAGACCCCTAAGAGCCTTAGGTTCAATCCTATTAATCTTATTCATAATGTTAGTAAAAGCAGAAGCGCCTTTAGCACCTTTAGCACTTAAACCAGCCCAAGCTGCTACAGATAGTGGAATATCTTTAACACCTTCACCTGCAAGAATACCAGCAGCATGAGCAGGATTAGCCATTAAACCTTGTAAGAACTTATAGACACCTACATCATCATCACCAACGCCCCATCTATCATTAAAGGATTGACCCTCAGAGTCAATAGGAGCATCTAAATCTCCATCTACCATATCATTTGCATAACCTAAATCACGCTCAATCATAGCCTTACGGTCTTGAAGCTCCTTAGTGATAGCTATCTCATCGTCAGTAAAACCTCTAACCTTACTTAAAGCTTCTAAAGAAGCTAAGGTTTCATTAATACGTTCCATACCGTAGTTAACAGAGTTACGTTTAATGTATAACTCTTTCTCATCTTCATCATCTAAGAACTTAGAGGCTAGAAGTCCAGTCAACCCTGAGGTAAACCAAGAACCAAAAGTCTCATGTCCCCCTACGAAACCTTCAACGAAGCCAGGGTCACTACCTCCATAGAAAGCCTTATTGACTACATCCTCAGCTTGAGTAATAGCGTAATCATTAGTTGGTTGTCTGGAGACTAGGCTCACCTTGTTCCTCTTCTAAGCTTTGATTTATATGCAGGGTCAGGATAACCTGTCCACTGTTCCTTGCCTTTATTAGGACCTCTTGCAGCAGTATAGCTAGAGTCTTCTTCGTAAGGAATAGTAGGTGTTGAACCTGTATAAGGATTACCCATATTAAACGTATCAGGCGCACCTGGAGGCGTAGGGGTAACAGGAGCTACTATAGGTGATACAGGAGTGCTACCTAAAGGCGGTAGATTACTAGCTCCGAATAAAGAACCAGCATCTTGATATACTTCAGTTGATGTAGCAGCTTCCTCGTTATACTTATTATTAACAATATGAGTGTTTCTCTTCTTAGTTAGCTCTTCTTGCATAGACTTTATCTGCTGACCCGCACCACCTTTATGAATCTTACGAAGTAAAGCCTTAGCTTTAGCTGCATTCATCGTAGCCCAATCTATATCTGTTAAATGCTCAGCATCCTGAGTTGTCTGTAAGAAGTATTGAACAGCACCTTGCTTCTCATTAATATCCCACCAGTTACCCAGTTTAGGAACTCGCTTCTGAGCTGCTATTTCATCCTGTTTAATCTGTAAAGACTTATTCTGTAACTCTACTTGCTGAGCATAAGCTTTCTTACTTAATAAAGTTAACTCATATTCTTGATTCTGTTTATTAAGCTCTTCCCATTTAGTAGGGTCAATAGCTTTAACGCGTGATAAAGCAGCCTGTCTTCCCTCAGGGGTTGAGTAATCAGCACCTTGAAGTACCTCATTAACTGCTTCTTCTGTATTCTGAAGCCCGAGCATACCTCTAGCAGCTCCGCCTAGTGTATCCATCGAAGGAGCATAATCTTCCTTACTTAAGTAAAACATTCCATCTGGTGTAAATGCCATAATTATCTCCTAATACTTAGCCTTACTCATAAAGTTACCAAACATACCACCTGAGTTTGAAGATGGACTACCGCCAAAGCCGTACTGTCTTTGGGCTTGGAAGTATTGTTGATACTGATTAGGAGCTGGGTTAGCTAAATTGTTAAACTGGTCAGCATAACCTAAGTATTTATTAGCTTGAGAAGCTCCTCTAGCTTGAGCAGCTGATGCTGATAACTTAGCAGATGCACTAGCAATAGAACCAAGACCAGTACCAATACCTCTACCTGTCTCAGCATACTTCTGAGGTAACTGACCGATAGTTTCAGCCATACCTAAGTCTGTAGTAGACCTACCTCTATAAGTATCAATCATACTTTGAGCTTTATCTAAACCAGAATACTGAGCTTCTAAATCTTGCATCTCTTGAGCCTTACGGAGAGCTTCTATACGATGAGCGCCTCCAGTTGAACCAAGCATACCTTGAGACAGTAAACGATTCTCTTGAGATAATCTAGCTTGTTCTTGTTCAGGAGCATAGATAGCTTTCTGCATATCATAGAACTTCTTACCAGCAGCCATAGGGTCTGCTTCCATCCCAGCAATATAACCTCTCTGAGTTTTAGCTCCAGCCATAGCAACATCATATTCAGACTGCCAAGGTTCAGATAAACTCATATCAAGCTGTCTGCCTTCCTCATCAAACTGAGCTTCACCAAAGTGACCCTTAACATCCCAAGGCAATGACCTTTTATATGCTAATTCAGCTTGTCTCTCAGCAGAGGCTGAAGCTCTATCTTGAGCCGAAGCTGCTTTATTCTGACCAATTAAACTAACACCTGCTCCAATAGCACTTCCAATATCAGGCATCATTCACCTCCTGTTTTAATTCTTTTACATTCTCGATGTAACTTCTCCAAATACTTACTGACATATCTCTACCCCATTGATGTCCACCTATTAAGGTAGCACATAAAACAAACAGTTGATAGAGTTCAGCTCTCAGCATATAAGCTTTATCAACATCATTAACTTTCTTTTCTTTCTCAAAGACATTAGCTGTATGCCACTTGAGTATTATAGTATTCATCATAGGTGCTATGTCTCTATGGTTCACGGCATAGAAAGGATTCATAGGCATATCTACCATTAAGAAGGTAAACACATCATTAATATCCTCATCATCTATCTTATTGTCTTTATCAATTAAATCATCCCATAGATGAATAGCTTTAACCATAGATAAACAAAGCACTATAGCATTAGAGTTACCCTGTAACCAATAGCTCAGGTTCTCTCTAAATATAGGAAGTTGGCTATCTACGTCTTTCACTATGCTGTTCTTTTCCACATATAAACTGCGATATATGGATTCATAATACTATGCGCTGTTCCGCTACCTACTGTTTCACCATAAGGACCTTCGGTGGAGAAATAATCATGAGCCGAGTTGTCAATTCTCGCACTTGCTAATCCAGTAGCAGAGCCATATCTTGGCGTGTCGTTCACACCATAACCAGAGTGATGCTTATGAGCTGGCATTTCTGCTTCAGTCAATGTATGAGTCTTAGTACCACCGGTCTCTTCTACTGTATCGAAGTCTGTATCTGTGGAATCAACACCAATGGGCATTTTACCAGCACCAAAAGCAACCCATGTTGTACCACCGATAGCAGAAACTACAGCAGCTGAGTCAGCATAAGTAGTAGCTGTCATAAAGATAGCTCCAACTGGATACACAGTTGATAAGTCAACAGCGCCAACAGCAGTTTTTACAAAAGCTGTAGAAGCCACCTGTGTGGTATCAGTACCAGCTGCCGCTGTAGTAGCACTGAAAGATTCACTAGCTGAGCCATTAAGGTCTGCTTTAGTATTAACAGCGGTCTGTATAGCTGTAAACTCATTATGGAAGTCACCACCAGAGATTACTTTAGCGGGGTCTGAATCTGATAAGGCATTCTTACCACTCCAGTTAACTGCGAATGTTGTATAGTTACTCATCGTATCTTTCCTTGTTTATATAATAAAGTCATATCTTGTAGTGAAGCTACATAACCGTTAGTCTCAGCGGTCATCTCTATCTGCAAATGTTTAGCACTGCCTGTTAGAGGTATATTGTATTCCTTTAACCCGTAATGAGGAGCGAACTTAGATGCTCCAAATAAAGAGGTAGAAGCGCCATAAAGTGCTGAGATTCCCGAAGCTGCAGGATTCAATGTAAATGAGATAGCTTTAGAAGGATTGATGTCAAAGTCTTTATACCACTTAACACCTACAAACGTACCCGCACCGCCACTAATAATAGCTTTCATCTTCTTTAATAAGGAAGCTACTACTGAGTCACCTAAGTCAATCCATATAGTTTTAAAAGTACCTGTATAAGATACAGAGGTATAACTACCTCCACTTACATAAGTCTTATCAAAGTAACCCTCATAAGTAGCAACGGAACCAGAACCTTGTCCTACTAACAGCCCCCTGGCTTCTGTATATAACATTGAAGAAGGGTTAGCATTAGAATCAAAAGACCAAGTAGTGACACGAGGTACTTTATTAGGAGTCCAGTGCTTCATATCGAATACATAAGTGATGTTTAAATCTACGTATGTAAGAATATAGACACCTTCATTCGCCACATAACAAGACTTAATAATATTACTTTGAGAAGTATTACGTACTAAAGTATCTTTAATGTTTAAAGAGTAATCTTGTAAAGGGACTTTATCAACTTGAGTTGTTCTTGATAATGAACGTAAGCCAGTATGTGATAAGAATAATAAGTCATCACCTACAGCTTGTATAGAATCTCTAGAAGCACAACCTACACCTCTAACAACTTCATCTAAAGCCATGTTTAGAGGGTCTATAGGATTGTTATAGATAACAATGTTATGCCTTCCGAATATAATTAACTTACCATAGAAAGGCTCAATAGCTATAATCTCATCTGTACCCCATACTGTCTTCAAATCAATAGAGCCAGCTGAAGAACCACTCCACTTATGAGCATCGAGAGTATCGGAGTAATAAACTACATCCTTCTCTTCTGTAATACCACCTACCCATAAGCGACCGTAGTAACCCATACCGCATCTAGGATTGAAAGTAGTAACACCTGTAGGTGCTACATAGCCAGTGACGGAAGTAAGTGTTGACCAAGTACCTGAGTCGTACTCAACTGGAGTATGTCCTTCTTGTACACAATATAACTCACCTTTAAAAGGAATCATTTGCCAGTCAGAAGCTGTACCACCTGTAGCAAAAGAAGAAGTCCAAGGTGCATCGGGAGCAGTGAAGTCTAAGGTGTACATATTAGTACCAACAGCAGCTACTATTACATTACTCCCATCTTCACCAATACTACCAATCTTAGCTGAAGTTGCTAATACATTCTGTTTAAGACCCTTACGGAAAGAGATACGACCTGACTCTCTAAGTACAATGTTATTAGCACTTGTTAACCAACTAGCATCTAGAGTAGTAGGGTTAGCTTGAGTATTAAGACCATTGATACCAATGTTACGTAATGGCTTATAAGAGAGTTGCTTAGCCATTAGTTGACGTACCAGTCGCTTTCATATTGAGTGTTACCACTGTCTAGCATAATAGCTTGATTAAGAGACTCAGATACTTCTGCAGCTACTACTCCTGTTTGAGTACCGCCATCTTCACCTCTCTCAGCAATAGCTCTAGCCCAAGCACCTAAGATAACAGGTTTGTCAGGTACTTTTAATACAGTAGAGGCTGCCTTTAACTCATCTTGATACTTAACTATATCAAATGATAAGGTTTGTACTAAGTCAGGTTTAGGTTCTAAATCAACTTTAAGGTTATTAGCAGAGTCAGCACCGTTGAAAGCATAGTACAAAGGCTCACCTGAGTTCTCACTAGGATAAAGTGTAGAGTTAATATACTGTCTTGATACCTGTACTAGGTTATTACCAGTTGATTGATTAATCACATCGATAATCTTAATCTCTTGACCAGAAGCTAAGCTGTAGTTTCTAGTACCTGCTACAGTAGTAATATCTTTAGTCTCACGTAAGACTAACCAGTCGTGATATGATTCAGTGTTACGCTTTGAGTCGTTAATCAGTGAGCCAATAACCTTTTGATAATCAGTTACTGTTGATGAATCATTGATATTACCCGACCAATCGGTAGCAATGGTTTCCTCTCTCAACCTGATTAGCACTTCGTTAATTGCTTCTCTAAAGGTCATAGGATTCTCCGTTTAGTTACATTATAATACTATTTATGTAGTCATATCAACTACTTATGTTTAATT